AGATCCATCACCACTAGTATAACGAAGATACAATGTTTTCAGATTTGGAGATTCTGCCTCAGTACCAGTCGCAGTGTCTATGATTACCGCAGTAATACCTGTTGTTCCGCCAGTTACAGTGTCTCCAACATAATTTGCTAATAGATCATTATCCACGCCCGCATCTGCGATTTTAACAAATGCTCTTTCGGAATCTAGTTTAAATTCACAACCTTTGACAACCGAACCATTCTTGAAAATATGGTCACCAAACTTACCGATTTGCGATTGCAACAGAGTTTGAAGTTGTGTTAGTTCGCGTGCCTGTACTGCATATCCAGGTCTAAACAGAACTCGATTGAAATTTTTAGTATCATCAAAGTCATCATAGTATGGAGATACATTTAAATTCAGTGCCATATTTTATGTCTCTCTTAAAATTTTAGAATTGCTCTAATTTTTTCTACTTGGTCTTGTTGGCGCACGATAAATTCTCTATTGTCCAGATAGATAATTTCACCAGTCGTATTATCTATTTCTGGAGTTGCTAGTGCCACAGTTTCACCACTTACATCTGTATTTATTACCAAATTTGGGATCGATTGTGTAGTATTGGTTAATACACTTGATGTAGTAATGATAGGAATTATCGGTAAGAGATAAATGCTATCATCTGTACCATCTCCATCAGCATCAACTTTTTGTATTACAATAAACCTACCACCACTATCAGTAGTAATAACGTCATCCAGAGCATAGTTCTGTGGATCTAAAACTTGAATAATATAGCAACAGGTTCCAGTTGTATCATCAAAATTATTATTACTATTAAAAACTAATGGATTTTTTATTACGCCGATTTGTCTGAAATCGTTATTCAAGAACAAGTCAGCATTATCATTAGTAAGGTTTACTGAAAATCCGACATTGGTTGCAAACAATTCTTTCTGCGCATTTGCACCGTGACCTGCTCTTGGTGAGATTACTGCAATAAGTTCTGCGCCTGTGCCTTCAGCGCCAGTAATGGTAACATCTGCAAAAGTATAACCCGATCCTCGGTTTGTTATTGTAACTGAGAGAATAGATCCATCATCTGGATCAATATCTAGAATTGCTTCTGCGCCAGACCCATCACCAACAATTGCTACTGCCGCATCCCCATCAACATAATCGATACCACCAGAAATAATTTCTAGTCTGTCAATTGTCCCTGGAATTGCTGCGTTTTCTACATCTTCTTGGACAGTTCCGGATTCCGTGGCACCTAAAGAAACAGATGCTGCAGCACCAGAACCACCGCCACCAGAGAATGTAATATACGCAAAACTATATCCTTCCCCAGGAGCAGTTAGCGAAATAGAAGTAAGAACTCCTGCACCAGAAACTGTTGCAGTTGCAACTGCACCAGTACCATCACCATTTATGATAACTGTTGGCGCAGTTTCATATGACGAACCAGTATTAGTGATAGTAATAGTATCGATTCTACCATTGACATCAAACTCAGGATCACCAGATCCTGCAATTTTTCTTACTGGAATATATTCAGGTGTCAAGAATTTAATTTTATCTGACGCCTCAACCTTAAACATAAATTTCCAGATATATCCATCCGCAGTTTCAATGGCAGAGGTAGAAGTCCCTGTTGGTTTTACGGTGCTGTCGGCGTTGTCATTGTTGAAGATACATTTATAGACATGATCATCATCAGTCAACACATAAAATAATGAATCCTTTAGAGATGCCGCACCACTGTTTGCAGTAATTACAGTACCAGTTGAATCCAGTTCGCCATATTTGTCGTCATACTGATCATACACAGTCCCAGATACCCAATTAATTCTTGGGATCATAAGAACTGCATCACTTGACTGAATACGTTTTACGAACAGCATATTCCTACTTGAGGTGTTTGCATAACGTGGTGAATCAACTGGAAGTTCAGGTGATTCTTCATCATCCCACTCAGTTGTTCTGCCTACAAAGAAATAGAAGAAGTCGTTCTCGTTGTAAATATCACGATAAAGACTTCTTGCTATTTCTGTGCGACCTGCTGATCGTAGAAGAAGTGCCATTTTATATTACGAGATCGTTACCGTCCAAGTGATCGTCATGCTATCTGCCGAACCCTTGTTGATTACAGCAAATTCAGTGCGACAAAGCATTGTTCCGCTGGTAAGAGCATTGAAGATACCTGCTTCAGTAACTGCGCCAGTACCTACGCCAGCACCAAAAGTTGCGACATATTCAATTGCGTTTGCTGTTACAGTTGTTGAGGTTAGGGCAACACGTGCACCGAGTGGTGTTTCAAGAGCAGTATCACCTGCTGCTGGGTTTGTTGTGCCTTCACCAACACCCATGTGTGACATGGCAGAAAGAGTAGTATCCTTCATGCGCGAAGCAATATATGCAAGACCAGTGTTGACAACAAGGTTAGGAACAGTTACTTCTTGCTTTACATTCCCTGTTGCGTCACGAAGAACGATGTTTAGTTCGCCCTTAGTACCCTTTACGTTTTCGATTAGTTTCATTTGAGTTTACCTTCTTCTTAGTTAAAATAAGTTACTTGACCAACATAATCCGAACCGAAGTCGCCATCAACATAGTCTTGCGTATTTACAATACCGTCTTCGGTGACTGTTACTGTTTCGAATAGTCCTTTAAGTGTATTTATAAGCGATTGTTCAGCAACAGCAATAGAATCTATCGTTGCAGAGTCATTCGCAACAATTAATAATTCAGTAGCACCTGCATTGTCAGTTTTAACCAGATATGGAATTACGCCAGCAGTATCAGTTGACGTAACGGAATCAGTCAAATATTTATATAGATGATTGAATGATGTTTCAGTTGCATTTGCCTCGTCTACATCAAACTCGTCAGTACCCGATGGACGTTCTATACCAGCAGCGGTATATTCATGTGTGATCACCGATTCTGTAAACGTTCTATAATACTCGACAGTTCTGGCGAACGTATCTGGCGCAGTTGCCGTATCTGTTAGAGGCTTACTCATCACAAACACTTGCGATTCTGAGGTGTTCGCTACTTCAGCAATAACCTTTGCAAAATCAAATTCAGTAGTATCTGCCGAGACATAATTTTCGTCGAAGAAATCTTCAGCATATGGATCTTGAAGGAAAATTGTTTCTTGTAGAATCTTATCGAAATCAGTGATTGCATTTTCAGCAGTAATTGTTGTTTCGTTTACTTCGCGTACGTATTGAACAACACGATCAAAAACATCTGTAGTTTGTGTAGTATCATCTTCGTTCTCGTAGATACCAACAGTAAAGTCAAGAGATGTTATGTCTGATACTGTTGCAGCATCAGTCAATATCTTAAACACGTGACTGCTATTTACATCTGCTACTGTTGCAGAGTCAGTAAGAATCTTAATAAACTCAACTTCGAAATAGAATTCGTCATTGCGAGTAATACCACCCGAAGCAGAAAGTTCTTCGAGAACAAACTCATAGATATGTAGAGGTTGTATTGGTGTTGTAATGAATTGTCTGAAGTCAACTGTCTGCTCGATGGTAAGTTCACCAAAGATAGCAGTACCTGCTGGGTGAGTCGTATTCTTAACAATATCCAACCATTTATTGGATGGAACATTTGAACGAATCACATATGAATAGTTCTGGTAGTAGAAGTTGTCTTGTAGTCTGTTGACATTCGACAGCATACCACGGGAGTCTCTAAATCTACCTGTTTTGACATTTACTGCACCTGTGGTGAATTGCAACGTGGCAGTACACCCTAGTGCCGATTCAATTATCGCAGTGAATGTTTCGCGCTCAAAGTCAAAACCTGTATCGAAAATACTAACTGCAGTTGGGCAACCATCTTCATCGACTGCATCTATTCTAATAGACGCCTTGTTGTCTCTACCTACGAGAGTATACGGATTTATTCCAGTGTCAGTTTCATTGTATTTGTTAAGAAAATATTCTAGAGTTTCGTTTTCAAATTCTATAGTATATGAACCTACTGAACCAGATTCATCGATAGAGAAAATGTCGCCGACTGTAAACCCGCATGGCGGTGTTCCATCGCAGTCAATAACATCAACCGTCGCTAACTGTCGAACAATATAACCATATTTTGTAACAATAGGTGCAGCAGTAGTTCCAGAAACAATCTCAACTTTAGTTCTTATTGCTTCTGTGGAAAACGTAACAGCAGGTGCTGTGGCATATCCAGAACCGCCATTAGTAACTATGATATTTGATATTTCCCCAGTATCAGTTAATACTGCTCTTGCAGCTGCACCAGCACCCGTTTGTGAAGTAAATTCGATAGTTGGTGTTGCAAAGTATCCATTACCACCGTCAGTAACAGGAGCATAAAGTCTGTTATTTCCTGGATCAGCAGGTGCAATATTAATCGCCGTGCCGAGCGCTGCGTTGTTTGCAGTTAATGCTAATTTTATTTGGTTAGGACTTACAACAATTACATAATATGTGGTATACTCTGTCAACCCACCGAGAACATGACCTGTGCCTTTAGTATATATTACTAAATCACCAGTGGAATATCCGTGACTGTTTATTGTAATTATATTCGTGGAGTCATTTACGCCTGTTGATGAATTGAATTGCGTATACGCCTCACCAACAATTGCCCGAACCTGTCCACCTGCGACAAGTGCAGAGGCAACCGCACCAGCGCCTGGAACTCGAATCGTTGCAGTTTTAGGTAGACTTGTTACCAACTCATACACAGCAGGAAAAACATAAGCAAATTTAGTTACGTTGCTGATGTTTGTCTGCACGGTTCTTTCATATGTTACTGATGAGACATTCTCATAGTATGTAATTCTAACTGTTTTACTACTTAGATCGAACGGATTTGCTGTGATCGATGAATCGACTGCCAATTTTAATGTTACATCTTCAATCCAAATACCATCAGACGCACGAAGAATCTGTTCAGATGGATAGAAAATTTCTGTGCGTTCGTTGTATAAGACTCTAAAGAGAAGTTCTATTGCTTTCTCTGAACCCTTTGATTCATAGAACTGCTTGATGAATTTAATTAATCGTCTATCATCTATTTGCGCAGTAATCGGAAAGTTCTGTGCATATTGATTCTTAAACTTTGGAATGAATGTATCAAGTGTTCTGTTGATATCAAAATTATTGTCATGGTTAAGAAGGATATTGTTTACTTGATTATCTTCGTCCAAAAACTCATAGTATTTTTGAAGAAAGGATACAAATACTGGATACTCGTTACGAACGAAATCTGGTAATTGATTTGAAATTAAGTGACTTAATGATTCTTTAAATCCATTATATTCATTATCAATGTATACCATGTTCGCAGTCGCTGCGGCACCAGATCCACTACCACCTGAAAATGTTATTGCTGGGGGACTGGTATAATCATAACCTGAATTAGTTACAGTTACAGCAGTAACTTTACCATTAGAAACAGTCGCTGTTGCGGTGGCATTACCGCCAATATCTACT